GCCGGTATCGTAATAGACCTTCTTGAACGCAGAGCCAGCGAGTGGCAGATAGAACAACAGCATGTCGAGTTCTGGGTCGTACTCCTGCATCACGTTCATGATGTAGTAGTTCATGAAGTCCTGAACGCGACCAGCCTGCATTTCGACTTCAGGGGTTCGCACACCCACAATCTCTGTCTTCACCGGCCCCTTGGCGGGGAGCAGCTCCTTGTATGCTTGCGCCTGAAACTGCGTGACCGATTCCGCAAGTATCGGGTGTATCACACCGGTCGAACCCTCAAACGGTTGACTGCGAGCCTCATCAAACTTCATGCCGAGATATTTGAGACCATCCGTATAGGTCTTTTCCCACTCGCTCCTGCTCTCTTTATCTGACTTGATGGAGGACAGCACGTCATCTGCCAGCTTAGAAAGATCGCTGTCGGATATAAACTCGACAAGGTTAGCGTTGAAGTCGGTGGCGATAGTCTCTTCTACTGCATCGATTTCGTCATCGATTAAGATGCCCTCTTCCGCGACGAGAATCTGAGCCGCGTTACGAATCTCGTCGTTGCGGGTCATCTCTGGCTCGATCTCCACCGCGCTTCCCATCGGCATCACGTCGGGATCTGTCTCTGTGCCTAGCCCTTTTTTCTCGATAGCCATCAGTAGTAAACCTGCCTGTTGGGTCGGAGAAGCTGCACTTCTTCAGGGTAGTCATCCTGTAAGTTCAAGAAGCCGCCCTGACGAAAACGCATCAACGCCATCGTTGCACTGTCGCAGTAGTCGTCATTGTCACCAAACGGGAAGCTCGCCATCTCTTCGATCACTTCGTCCGCGAAACTTTCGTCGGGTGCCCAGACCATGCCAGATTCAAAAATCGGCGCGACAGAATTCATTCGAGCGATCTTATCCTGACCTCTGGACGGTGTATAGCTCGTTACGGGTATGCCCATGCGCCTAAGTTCTTGCGTGAGGGGAGTTCCACTCGCTTTCGCCTCGATCAGAATGCAATCAGGTTCCCAGTATTTGTATTCGTCATACGCCAGTCTTTTCAGCTCGGGGAAGTCCATCCGTACCCGTTTTGCGTCCAGTAAGATAATGGCCTGCACGTCCTCGTCGGGTGACTGAAAGATTGCCCACGTCGTGATAGCAGAATAGTCAGCCGTTTCTTTTTTGCTGAAGGCGGTGTCGTAGGACTGAATGACGTAGTCATAACCCGGCACCCAATCAGCTTCCCACTTGCGCCACCACTCGCGCTTGACGATAGAGCCAGCTTCGGCAGTGGGGTTTTGCATCCACTGAGAGTTCCATTTGCTGACAGGCAGGGAGGCTTTAACAGAAAGCAGCTCTTCTTTCTCCCAGAACTCAGGCCAGAGCGGTGTGTCTGATTCTGGCATGATTGCTGGGAACTCGATCACCTCCCACTGGTCGGCGTGATCATCACCCTGCTTCTTCAGAACCTTGCCTACAAGGTCTTTCGTTGACCATCGCGTCATCACGATGATGATGATGCCGCCCGGCTGTAGACGCTGACGAGGGCCAGACGTATACCATTCGTAAGCCGATTCCATCGCGGTGGGTGACAGTGCGTCTTGCTCTGAATGAGGGTCATCAATGATCAGCAAGTCAGCACCTCGACCCGTGATTGCACCACCCACGCCTGCGTAGAACGATTCACCGTCTTGGTTGGTCGTCCATCGGCCAGCAGATTTGTTATCGGCTTCGAGCTTCAGCTCTGGAAATACTTGCGAGTAATCGTCAGAGTCAATCAGATTCCTGACCTTGCGACCGAATCTAACCGCAAGTTCTGCGGTGTGCGTGGTTTGAATGATTTTCAGATCGCCCTTCAATCCCATCATCCAAGCAGGAAAGTAGGTACTCGCAAACTCAGACTTAGAGTGCCGAGGGGGTAGGCAGACGATCAGGCGCTTGAGTTTGCCCTGTGCAATCTTGTTGAACTTGTCGCCGATGATTTTGTGGTGACGGCCCAATATGCACTCGGGCCACATATGCTTGACGAACTCAATAAAGTCGCCTTGACACTTATCTTGTTTCTCCATCTGATCAAAACGAGACAACAGCGCCAACGCTTCGTTCTGATCCTGCTCACTGAGTATTTCAAAGTCTTTGAGAGAAACCTCAGACATCTTCCCAAGGCTCTCCCTTAAACAGCAACGATTCTGCTTCGCGCCGTCTCACTAAGCCGTCTAGCACTTTTCCACCCGCACGGTTCCACCGTTTGATCTGATGCGGGGCATCTTTGTAGTCACCTTCATTCAGCTTGCGTAGCAGAGTCGATTTTTTCAGTGCGCCGGGGCCGAGGTTGTATGTCCATGCAACCAGTGCATCAAATTGGTTTTGCGTCAGATCAACATCAACAAAATCATTAACATATCCCTCGAACTCTTGAAGGTCTTCTGTCAGCATCGACTCTGCATCTTCAGCCGTGCAAGTGTCGCCTTCTGAAACGCCGGATGTGTGGCCGTAGCCGAGTGTCCAAACGTCAGCCGAGCACTGATACGCCTCAAGCTCGCAGCCTTCAAACTTTTTAATGAGAGCGACACCCTCGCTGCTCGTCACTCTCATCACTTGTTGATACCCCTTGTTTTCTCAAACGTGCGCAGCGAACCCAAACCCAAAAGTCCGCCCAGTACTGTCAGGAGCGCAGACATATCGAACTCAGGTAGATCCGGCACCTCTGCACCCGCGTAAGTAAAGGCGAAAACCAATAGGCTCTGAATAACGAAGTGCCATGCGAAAGCGATTGCGCAGACCCAGCCTACAAGCGGACGCCACGAGCTTTGAAACCAGTTGCCTTTGGCTTCGATCTTGTTCACTTCGATTTGAGCGAGGGCGTTCTCAGCGGCTTGTTTGTCAGCTAGCGTTGAGATTTCATGAGCAAGGAGGTTTTTCTGGTCTTTGTCTTCGATAAATTTATCTAGCAGCCCTGTAACTGGGCCGATTAATTGTCCTACTAAACTCATTTGCCGTTTCCTCTTGTTACCCATGCGCTCGCGCCAAAAAACGCTGCCACCAAACCAGCGATTGCCACAAAATAGACACTGGCAATATCTCCGAGTATAGCTGCTGCTTGATCCAATCCGACAGACGTGCAGACGACGATCAATGTCGGGTACAACAACATGCCCCACAGCGCAAACCATGCCATACCTCGCTGTGCATTTGCTTTATCCTGCTGCAAACGCAGCTCCTGCAAATGCTGACTGGTTTCCAACTCGTCATCGTCCACGACTCCATCGTTATTTGAATCGTATTGAGCAAATTCAGAGTTTGGCTCCAGCTTTTTTGCTGCCATGTCTAGTCCCAAAATTTTGTATTAGGCGGCGCATATTTTGGTATGCAGTACGCCGTCACGTTTTCTTGCGATGAAATTCTATTGTTTTGCACCATTTTATACTGCCCCGACTCGATCATGTGAGCAAAAAAATTGCACCTATCGACTGTACGAAAAAAAAATCGTTCATTCAGGGGCGCGTTGTCCACGACGACGACAAGCAGGAACGCCATGATCATGCGAGGTTGAGCCAATAACTGGCGGCAAATAAAAACGTCGGGCCAGCTATGCCGGTGATCAGAATTGCCCAGAGTATTTTTTCCAACAGACTCACCCAAACGCTTTGATAATCAACATAAAAACAAGAATCGCCAAGCCGCCTCCGATGATCAGAGTTGTGCCGCCAACAAGGACTTGTTGGATCAAGAGTTGTCTTTCACGTTTTCTTTTTGCCACGAGCTTTACGTGTGCCCTCCTGTCTTGTTCTTGCTGCCTTATCGCCCGGTCATAATCCTCTAACAATTTAGGATCGGCGATTAGTAACAATTCTCTTAAGTCTTTCTGGTAACGCTCTTGATTCCTACGAAGCATCTGGAGCTTCAAGATGTCATTCTTCGAGAGCGCATTGAACGCCGAGCTTTTGCGTTCTACCTCAAAACTGTTTAGAGCCTCACCAAAATCCGATACTAACGCCATCGCTTGCTGCACGTTGGCCTTACCCTCATTGACGTTTTGGATCACCGTATTGATCTGCTGAAGGAGCATCCCGGCGGCTGCAACAGATTCAATTATCATGGTTTACCCCATAAAAAACTGCGGCAACGCTGCCGCTGCAATCAAGGCATATAGTCCGTAAAT